TTTATATTTTATAATTTATTTAATAAACTTTTATAAATATTTTATATTTTATAATTTATAATTTATATTTTATAAATTATAAAATATTATTAAAATATATAAATTATAAATTATAAAATATAAAATATTATTAAAATATATAAAATATAAATTATAAATTATAAAATATAAAATATTTATAAAAGTTTATTAAATAAATTTAGTTTATTTGTTATGTTATAAACATATTATAACATTTATAATAATGTCTTTTATTAGAAATTCAGGATTTTGGGATGATTTTGGTAAACAAACTTCATTATCTAATCAAAGGGAATCATATTATGTAATAAATCCATACATTGCAGAATTTTGGTGTTGTATATCTAGTATTGGATTTATTTATACCGGAATAAAATATAAAAAGAAAACTGTTTTATTTGCAGGTATATTTTCTATGATTAGTCATGCGATACCATTGTATTGGTTGAATAGAATTGATATTGCGGCATCTATTATTTTAGGTTTTGACTGTGGACTATTCATAATAGATTTTATTATTTTGTTAAGAGACGAAGGATTATTCAAAAGAGGAATACGATTTAGAGATTTACCATATTTTAAACGAGTTATTGGAATTTGTTTTGTAGGTATATTTGATATTTATATAGGATTTTATGGTAAACATTTACCAACATATTTTCGAACTTATTTTCATGTATTTTGGCATTTATATTCATCTTATATTATATATAAACTATGTAAAAATAAAATCATAAGATAAAAATTTAGTATTTTTATAGATTTATATACTTTATCATGGAAAATATTATTGAAAGGTTTGATATATCATCTAGCGAAATTTTGCAAATGGAACTGGAGACTTCTCCATTGACAACTCCTTTGAATTCAATGCCAACTACGTTGGAATCTAATAATAATGTTCAATTAAATTTTATAAACTACAATTGTCTTTTAAAAACCATATATTATCTCTGTATAATTTTTACAATAATTTGTTGTTCTTTGTTAGTCGTTTCAGTAATTTATCAAGAAAATTTGTATACTGCAATACTAGCATTTATAATTGTAACGTGTTGTACTTTAACAAATATTTTACAGAGATACAATATATCAAGAAATGTTACACTTACATTAGTTTAAACTTAAAATTAACTATACTTATCTGAAATTTGATAAGTATTCTTAATTATAAAAATTAATACTTATCTGAAATTTGATAAGTATAAATTTAAATGTTTCCTGAAATTTAAAGTCAGGGTATTTATCTACATATTACAATGTTTTTATTTGAAGATAATTTATATCAAGTAATATATATATGTTTAAAACTATAAAAATAAAAACATATCTGTTATAAGTAAACGTTTAAAAAATATGAACAATATTATGTAAAAAAAAATCACCAATCGTATTTTTTTATACAATGTAAATTACTCCATTTTATATACTCATCACATCCAAATTTCCAATTATCTGGTATTTTTTTAGTTTTATACCAAAAAACACAGTCTTTAATTTCATTTGAAGACGACTTATTTTTTATTATTATACAAGTATAATCTTTTACTACTGTATTCATAACTTTATTAAAAGTTTTACGATCTTTAAATATTCCTCCAAAATGTTTATATAATTTTTCTCTATCTGCATCATTTACATATCTAAAAATTACAACATATGTAACAGCTGATCTTACTGCAGGTGGAAATTCAAGTACATATTGATTTCCAAGTAAAGTAAGTTGATTATAATGTTGAGATCCTTTCTGAAATAAATCGGAAAAAAAGGGATCTGTAAATCCATTTTTTGGAACATCTATATCATCGAGAATGTACATACAATATTTACCAATCTCTGATGCTGAATTTTTCTGTCTTTTTCTTGATAAAGGTTTTTGACGATTTTCAATAAAATGTCTTTCCTGATCTAAATCAAAATGATAAAATGTAAATGCAGGAGGAAATATTTCACAGTAGTCTTTATAAGGACCATCACTTGAACATACTACTCTTGCTACTGGATACTTATGTTTATTAAAGAACGCTATATTTTTCATAAAGGTAGTTTTACCAGATCCAGGAGGTCCAAATATTAACATTGTTGCACTTTGATCTATTTGTTGTATATTCCATTCTGAAATAATAATTGGTTCTTCCATTTTTTATATTAAACATATACAAAACTATAAAGTTTTTTTGTATATGTTTAATATAAAAAGATTAAATAAAATAATTTTGATTATATTAAACATATATAATCAAAATGGCCGTATACGACGCTAATGAGTACAGTCATAAAATTTTATAAAATTAAATCATAAATTTAATGTTGAGTTTCTCAATTTATAATCACATTTTAAATATTTAATTTTAAATTTATATTTTTCTTGTAAATGGTGTAAACCGTTATCATGTAATAAATTAAGAATATATATATTTCCATTATTGAATGCTATTTCATACATTTCTTCTGTTAATTTGTATTTATATAATTTTAATAAAGTTAATTCAAAATGTTTTGATGTTTTTATAAGCTGTAATATGTAATTTTGCATTTGTATATGTTGTTGATCATCAAGTTTTAATAAATTTAACATTGTTACATTTTTATCATTGAATGCTAAATAAAATAATAAATTTGTATTATAATTATAATTTTTATCAATTATAATAGATTCAAGTCTTTGTTTATTTATATGATAAAATCGAGAAATATCTATCTCACATTTTATAGTTTCATGTATATAATCTGATATATGATATAAATCTCTTCGTAAATAGTTATTATTTTCATTTATTATATATCGAATACTTTCATTAAATGTATCATTTGTTAATGGTCTATAAGATTGTACATATTTAAATAAATCGAGATTGTTAAATAACTGATCAGAGTAAACAAATTTAACATTGTTAAATATACAATATTTTATACAATCTGATAAACTTTTTTTATCAATATGACCAGTATTTACATATTCGGGTAATTCATGGAATAATTCATGTAATAAGTTTAAACACTTTATTGCATTAAATTTTATTGCATTATTTACTGCGAGTTCATAATTAGATTTAGATAAAGTGATAAAGTTTAGTTTGATTCTTTTAGGTAATGGAAGATAATATATATTGTTATAAATTTGTAAAATCTTTTTTTTACAAATATTTTCTAATGAATTTTCTGGAATATATGATATTAATATAGTTCTTAAACATATATCATGATCTTCTCTAAATAGGTATTTATAATTTATATATTTCAATTGTTCATTCTTATTTTTTATACAATTACAACAGATACTAAATTTCATACAAAATTTTAAACTCATTTTAAATAATAAGAGTATAAGGTGAATTAATTATAATCATATATTCAGGATATATTCTATCCGCATTGTATATTCTTATAAAATTTCTATCATCTGGAATACAATCAAGAATTCTACAAGATAATATACATAAATTTTCAATTTTATCAAGAAGATTCCACCGTCTAATTGCGTGATTATAAGCATAAGATATATTATACGAAGTCCAAATACATGGTTTATTACGAACAGGATTTGACGCTGACAACTCCGTTGGAACTGTACATTTAGATAAATTAAATCCATATTTACAAATACTAAAAGCATTTTCAACTGTAGTACCATGATACACCCAAGTAAATTGACAAACATATGGAGATTGTAAAACAGATATTTGATTACAAAATCTTTGAAATAATGTTATATTTTGAACATGTTTAACTGTAAATTGTTCTTTTTTGTATGATCTTATTGTATGTAAATGTGAATTATAAAAATTAGTAAGAAAATTTTGGTTTACTTCTTCTATTTTAAAATTAGTAGAGTTACGTAAATTATATATTTTAATATTTCTTAAATCATCAATTGACATTTCAAACAATCTTTTTTCGTAATTCATTATCATTATATTCATAATATCATATAAAATATTTAAATTTTAATAAATTTACATTTTAGATCAAAGATAATTATTAAAAATGTCTGACTATATTAAAGAATCATTTAATTATAAGGGATTTAAAATTACAGTTCAAGGATATTCTGTAGCTGCAAGAAAAACATGTTTTTACATAGAAGATCTAAATATAATGTTAGATGCTGGAGTTACATCTTTTTTTAGACCAAGTCATATTTTTATTACTCATTGTCATCATGATCATTGTTTTAACTTACCATTAACTATACAAGATATTGATCCGAAAATTTATTGTCCAATGAGTATGGTATCATCATTAAAAAACTTTATTATATCAAGTTACGTATTGTCTCAAGTTGAAAAAACTTTTACAATTATTGGAGTTAATAATTGTGATAAATTTAAACTTGTATTAAAAAATAGAAAATTTGAGGTAGAAATATTTCAATGTTTTCATTCTGTTGATAGTATTGGATATGGATTTACTGAAATTGTAGATAAACTAAAACCGGAATATATTGGATTAAAAACTGAAGAATTAGTACAAATAAAAGAAACTGAAAGTATTACAGAAGAACTTTATAAACCTAGATTTTTATATCTAGGAGATACAAATAAAGAAATTCTTAAAAATGAAAATATACTTAAATATCCAATTATTTTTATCGAATGTACTTTTTTAACAAATGAAGATCTTAACAATCATATTAAACGAAATAATAATGAACTAAGACCAGGTACATATGGTCCTATGAAATTGTATGATCCAATGGCTACTCATATGTGTTGGACCGATTTACAACAATTTGGACTTCAACATATAGATAATTTCTTTATACTATTTCATTTTAGTGCACGATACAAAAATGAAGACTTTGAAAAATTAGAAAAGTTATCAAATTTTAAGTTTTGGTATAAAAAATTATAAAAGTAAAAATTTTTATTTTGTTATAATAAATGGGACTCGACTTTGCTATAGAACAGACCGTTATAGATGGTATACCACCTTATATCAAATACTAAAATTATATTATAACTAAACCGGTTTAAATTAAACCGGTTTATTCAATTTAAAATTTATTTTATTTATGAATTTTCAAAATAAAAATGTCGCTTTACAATCATCAAAAAATAGCTGTTGAAAAACTAAAATTGTTAAGTCCATATAAATTTTTAATAATAGGTGATAAAGTAGGTAGTGGTAAAACTGTTATTTTCTTAGCCTATTTACAATATTTAAAAAGCTTAAATGAAGACGTTAGAGCTGTTATACTTGTAAATAAAAATATTCCCCAACAATGGGTAGATGATCTAGAAAAATTTTTTCCTGAAATAACATATACTTTGTATCTAAACAATAAGAAAAAACAAATAAATACACTTGTCAATTTAGTTATTATTTCTTGTTTAACTATACAATCACCTTTGATCGATTATGAGAATATTGATATCTATGGAATTGATGAAATATCATCTTATCATCAACAAACATTTAGAGATAATTGTGAAACTATAGTAAAAAATAGTAAAAAGGGTAAATTGATATTATTGACTGCATATAATGATGATCTTATGATAGAAGTTCATTTTGATTATTTATACACTTTATTTCGTAAGACATATCCTTCAACATTAGAATATAGTCCAGATTTATTTTCTAAAATTCTTGATGATACATCTAAACTATCTGGTATATTAACTTCAAAAGTAAATGGATTTATTATAGATAAGATATATTATAACAACGATTTGATTATAAAATATATTAATACATTTACAAATTTATTAATTGATAAAAATAAAACAAGAATTGAAGATTTATCTACAATAGATTTAACTTCATTGAGATATTTTTATGAAATTAAATTTAATGAAAAAAACGTTGTCAGTTTAAACGAGTGTGTTGAAAATAAATTTTGTATTACTGCAGGAAATAATATACTATCGGTATGTAATTTTTTACATCGTAATAAAGCTGTATCATTATCTAGTAATTTTTACGTAATATTTGTATTTGAATTTATTAAAAATCATTTAATTGATGATGAAGAAGTTTTCAATGAATTTATTAAAAGCATTTTATTATCACAACATCATACATTTATTTTTAAATTATTTCAACATCAAATTGTTGTTAAAAACGAAGATGAAGATATTAATATTAAATTAGATAAATCATTAATCGAATATAAATTGCATAAGTGTGTATTAACAAAAGTTTTACAAGTTGCCTCCTTATATACTTCAGGAAGTATACAAGATATGATTAGATCTTATGATATTTCTGGAGCTATAAACAAGATAAAAATTCAATTGAAAACAACTTATGATTATGATACAACTCATATTCTAGAAGGTTCAAAAGAATCTAATATAGTTTCTTTAATTAAATTGGTTAAAAGATTAGAAATAAAAACATTAGAATCCAAATTGGCAATAAACCATACTAATAAATTAGCACAAGAAATAACAGATAAAAAACAAAATCTATTAGATCTTGATAATAAATACAAAGAAATTTTATCAAGCGAATGTGATATTTGCACATTGCAAATTGAAAAACCTATGATGTGTATGTGTTGTCAATTTTTACTTTGTTCAAATTGTAATATTAATTGGTTTAAGAAGAGTAATACTTGTCCACATTGTAGATTTTTAAAACCAATAGTATTACCAATAGATGAAAAATCTATAAATTCTAAAAATATAGGTATAAAACAGAAACATGAAATTCTAGAAGAAATTTTATCCGATAAAACTAAATCTATTATAGTTTTCAGTAAATTTAAAACTACATTAGCACAAATGTTTTCAAGTGATGATAAGTCCGTAACTAAACTATACGGAAGTACATATGATCGCGCAAGAATTATTGAAGCTTATAAAACTAATAAAATTCAAACATTATTTTTGAATTCATCTGGTGATAGTGCTGGAATTCGTTTAGAAAATACAACCGATATTATCTTTATTGATGAATTTACAAAATATGATGAATATCAAATAATAGGTAGAGCATTTAGATTGGGTCGTAAACCTGATAAAAAATTATATATTCATAAGTTTGATCATATTGTTGAAAAAAATTAAAAATTCATTCAACGATTTGAATATTGGTGCTGGGATTACATATCATTATTAGTCTTTCAGTACTTACTTGACTTACTTGTATATTTTAACAGGTAGGTCATAGTAGTACAATGCATTTTGTTGCCAAAAATAGGGGAATAATCCTTGAGGTAACACTACAAAAAAGTTTAAACCATAGAGACTATTTCTATGGATAAAATTTACGTAGTTGCACGTAGATTATAAAAATTTAAGAATTTCTATATTATAAATTATTTTATGGTGCTAACTGAATTCAGATGGTGTAAAATCGTTTTTTGTTGTTCTTATATTAGTTTTCCATCAAAAATAGGGGAATAATCCTTGAGATGGGTTAAAAACAATCAAAAACATAAAAAAATTTACATAGTTGTACGTAGATTAATTATTTTACTATTAAATTTAATAGTAACATTTAAACTGAGATATCCAATGAACAAACTTTTAAATTTGAATCATAAAATATATAATTTAGATTCAATTCTTCAAAATCATGACCCCATACTTAGTGAAACAACTTTTTTCTTTGAATCGTAATTTATTCTTTCTACTACTAAATCTGATATAACATGTCCATAAATACCAAATTTACCATCAGTTTGATTTCGATTTAGTAAATTACTTTTTTTACCCATAAGTTTAGCTTCTTGTGCCATAGTCATAGCTTTTTTCTTTGAAGTACGATCTTCTTCTTTGTATATATATTGATAAGTTTTACCAATAAGATCATATAATTTACGTCTTGTAAATCCATTTTTCGATTTATATTCATAATACCATACTCCATCTAAAGGATAAACTATATTCGATAAGTATCTTTTTATCAGTGATTAATAATTCGTTTGGATCCAACGAAGTTGTCGACAGCGAAGCCGGATCCAACGAAGTTGTCATCAGCGAAGCTGGTTCCAACGAAGTTGTCGACAGCAAAGCTGGATCCAACGAAGTTGTCAACTGCAAAGCAGGATCTAAAATAAATAAATGTATATTCTATTTATAAATTAAATAATTTTATTAAATTAAAATAATTTTACTTAATAAAATGGCAAAAGTACAGAAACGTAAGTTTATTTCTCTTGAAAAATTACATGAAAGGCGTAAGAAAAATCTTGGTAACTCTTCAGTTTTTTCTTTAAAGTTTAGATCAGATAAACCTTCTACAATTCAAGAAAAAGATTTAAGAAAATCTTGGCCTGCTATCTATGATCAGGGTCAAATTGGATCATGTACTGCTAATGCTTTTTGTGCTGTTTTTAATTTTTTAAATAAACATAAACCATTTGAACCATCTAGAATGTATGTATATTACAAGGAACGTTGGATTGAAAGTCAAGGAGGAGTTGTATCAGATAGTGGAGCATTTGTTGAAGACGGTTGTCAATGGGTTTCTAGTCATGGAGTTTGCTCTGAATCACAATGGCCTTATGATATAAACAATGTTAATGTAGCTCCCCCAAGTCAATGTGATCAAGAAGCAGAAAAACATAAAATTGGTAAATATTTTCGATTAACTATGGATGCAAATCTAAAATCTTCAATAAAACAATGTATTTTAAATGGTTATCCTGTGCTTATGGCTTTTGGAGTTTATAATAGCTTTTTCTCTACTGGATCTGATGGATTATGTCCAATGCCAAATCCAGAACATTATGAAGATTATGATGATCCAGTTGATCCATTAGAAGGAGGTCATGAAGTTGCAATATTAGGATTTGATGATAGTAAAAAATTATTCATGGTGGCAAATAGTTGGGGTACAAGTTGGGGTGATCAAGGATTCTTTTATATACCTTATGCATACGTTGATAATAGCTATCTAGTTTATGATTTTGCAGCAATTTTACCTTTTACAAGCTAAATTGTATACATTTAAAATTTAGTTATTCATAATATATATATTATGAATATAAAAGTTTATAATGATATCTCAATCGAAGTGTATTGATTCTATTTTTGTAATTTTAAAATGTAATAAAGATTTTTGTCAATGTTATACATTGTAAAAATTGTATATTTAGAAGTCTTTCTACATAAGTTTCAATTGTGAAAATACAATCTGCTATTCAATTTATAATAAATGTAGATATTGCAAAAGAAGATTATGTAATAAATGTAGTATTATTTGTAATCGATATTTGTAAAGAACGTGTAAATGTGTGAGATTAAATGTAAAAATAGTGAATGTTTTTGTAAATTATATTGCTTATATGAAAAAAAATAACAATTTATTGATTTAAACTTTGTTATAATTTAAAATATACCCTTCAAGATTAATATCATTGATAAACTGAGCATTACTTATCATTTTATTTAAAATCTTTTGAACATATTTTGATTTATATTTTAAGTGTTATCTTTTGTTGAAATTGTTTAGTATAATTCAAAAAATCATCATTTGAAATGTTTATTATATTATTTTTTATATTCATTAAGAATATCCATTAAATCATTTTTTTGTTAAACACCCTAGTTAAAATTTTAAGTTCATCTTCTACTAAAAATAATTTATCATTATCTTGATAAATTAATAACATTGAAATAGATTCATTTGAGTTCATTATAAGTTAATTTACTTTTTAGGTTAAATATATAAATTTTAACATAAAGATATCTAAAATTTAATTTTTATTTGTTTAAAGATTATCATAAAATGTCTAAACAACTTAAATCAAGTGAATTGTATATGTGTAAAAAATGTGACAGTATAATTAGTGAATCTATAAAATGTAAATCTTGTAAATTTATTTTTTGTTGTGATTGTAATAAACAACAATGTTCAAATTGTATATTAACAAGTTTTTATGAATCTGAATTTTATTGTAAAAATTGTCAAATAAAATGTAGAAATTGTGAGAATTATATATGTGATACTATGTTAAATGAATGTACAAGTTGCAAATCAAAAATTTGCAATAAATGTTATAATGCATGTAGTAATTTTCTAATATATACCACTTGTAATATGATTATGTGTCAAGATTGTACAATAAATTGTAATAATTGTAACTCACAAAATTGTAATAATTGTACAATTAAATGTGAATTATGTAAAATAATTTATTGTAAAAAATGTCTATTAAGATGTAAAGCATGTTACGTTATAAGTTGTTTAAAATGTTTTGAATATTCTACATGTAAATTATTTTGTTAGAAAATTTTATAATTATAATTTACTATATACATAATATAGTAATTTTTACATACATACTTTACAATAATATCGTTTACAAGTAGGACATTGATTTAGACAATCATTACATATAGTAGTATCTGAATGATCGATAGATTTTCCATTACTATGCAAATTATAATCCATTTGTCTATGATTACATTCAGTGAGTCTACTATATGTTCCACATGATGAACAATCCATACTGCAATTATCACATAACTCCTTAGTACATTTTATGCATTGTTTAAAACATGAATACTTATTACATACAAAATCTCCACATTTTTCACATTTTATCATACAATTATTACACGTTAAATGTGAATTTGATGTTTCTATATATGGAAAAGCCGAATATGTATTTGATTTGTTTACACCACAAATTATTTTACAATTATCGCAATATAAATTATCACAAATTGAACATTTATACATATCTACTGATGAACATGATTTACAATAAATTAATTTACATATTGAACATTTAAATCTAATAGATGAACAGATTAAACAGTTAGATTCGTTATCCATTTGTAAAACTAAAATAAAGAAAATTTTATAAATTTTAATGTCTATAAACATTACATTATTTCTGAATATTTTATTCAGAAATATTTTGATATTTTATAATATTTTATTTAGAAATATTATAAAATATCAAAATATTTATTTAGAAATAATATTCAGAAATATTTCTGAATATTTTATAATATTTTATTTAGAAATATTTTAAAAATATAATTTACAAATTTACGATGATAACATATTATGTTTTTTAAGTTGATGTGCGATGAGATTCTTTTTTTCTCCATAAGTTTTTGAGCATTTATCACATTTAATTCTGGTTTCATTATTTGGATGTTGAGTTTGTTTATGATATAGTAGATTATATTCATGTACAAATAATCTATCACATAAATTACATTTAAATCTAAAATTATTTTGTAATTTATGTTTTTTAAGTTGATGTGCGATGAGATTCTTTTTTTCTGTATAAGTTTTTGAGCATTTATCACATTTAATTCTGGTTTCATTATTTGGATGTTGAGTTTGTTTATGATATAGTAGATTATATTCACGTACAAATAATCTATCACATAAATTACATTTAAATCTAAAATTATTTTGTAATTTATGTAAAATTGAACCATTATCTTCAATATTACTGTGTTCAAATTTAATATGTAATTGTAATTCAAGATTACTACTAAATAATTTTTCACAAAAATTACAAAAGAAATTCTTATCATATCTAAATTTATCATGTATCTTTACATTATGATCCGGCTCTGCCGTTAACAACTTCTTTGGATCCAGCTTTGCTGTCGACAACTTCTTTGGATCCTTCTCTGCTGTTGACAACTTCGTTGGATCCAACGAAGTTGTCAGTGACAGAGAAGGATCCAACGAAGTTGTCGACAGCAAAGCTGGATCCAACGAAGTTGTCGACAGCAAAGCTGGATCCAACGAAGTTGTTAACGGAAGATCTTGTAATTCTTTTAAACGAAGTTTACATTTCCATTTTTTAACATGATTTTTTATTTTATGAGCTTTTAAAGTAGAGGGATGTCCAAATTGTTTATCACATATTACACATTTAAATTGATTATTAAGATGAATTGTTTTTATATGAATACTATATCCATCACGACTTTTATAACCTCTATTACAAATAGTACATGAATATTTGTAATTTGTCTGTATAAATTTTCTTTGACATCTTCGATATCCAGATAAAGTAACGGGTAATGGTTCTATCTGAGTTGTTAATGATACTCCTAGCTGCTTAGACGGTACTCCTAGCGTCGTAGATGGTACAGATTCTAACTCATTTATCAATGGTACATCAATGGTCTTAGATATTTCTGGTATACAATCTACTGAATTTAATTCACATATAATTTTATGATAGTCATGTACTTGTTCGCAAAAGAACTCACGTTTACATACATTACAAGTAAACATTTTGATTAGAATATCTAGTTAAAATATATAAATTTATTTAATATTTGTAATTTTTATCCCATAGATTTTATATTTTTTCATTTGTAGATTATACCATCTACGGTACAAAAAGATTTCAAACTATCATATTAAATGTACCGTCTACGACGCTAGGAGTACTAAATTTATATTCATTACAATGTTGACATTTAATACGATAGTTTATACATAATTATAAATTATGTAACTATTTTTGAAATAATAAAATATCAGAAAAATATAAATCTTACAAACAAGTAGATAACGATTAATATTAGTAAATATACATGGTTGTATTCATTAGATATAATAATCGTATTATTTATCAATAATAGAAAGTCAAATGTATTTAGAAAAATTGGCGAGAGATTTACAAATACAACATCCCAGATAAGTTAAATTGTAGATTTATCAAATATTAATTTAAAAATTACATTCTAAAATGTAATTTAATTATAAATTATGGTTCCAAAATTTATTCATAATACAAAATGTGATTGTGATAGGTTTATATATGTTAACAACCATTTAAAATGTCATTTTTGTGAACAATCACTAGGTTACTGTTACTGTCTTATAAAATGTTGTATATATAATGTATGTCCAAATTGTAAATTAAATTGCAATAAATGTGATGTTAAAATATGTGAAAACTGTTCATTTGAATGTGATATATGTGATAAACTAAGATGTTACGATTGTATTCGTTTTTGTGAAACATGTTATAAGTCTTATTGTGAAGAATGTATTTGTGTTTGTGAAAATTGTAAAGGATTTACATGTACCGCCTACGACGCTAGGAGTACAAATTGTATACAAAAATGTATTGATTGTAAGAAAAAATTTTGTCATTATTGTTCAACGTGTAATATATGTAAAAAATGTGGAATAATTAGAAAAGCATACAATGAAACAAATACTATAATGAAGTTAGAAAATTTATGCTGTACTATAATTAGAAAATATGATATTGACAAATTATCTCTTCCAAATTATTTAAAGAGTAAACTTAAAAATCAAAATATATTTATATATGAATGGACACAATTTGAATATAAAAATAAAAAAATCATGTATATGGACTAATTTATAAATATTATATTTTTAATAAATGTATGATAGATATATAATTTATAGATTTAATTGTGATTCATTTATATGTAATAAATGTAGTTTTAATGTGTCAAATCTGTAGAAATTGTAAAGAGAAATGTTATAAATTTAACGCAATTATTACATGTTCACATATAAAAATAATATGTAAGAAATGTAATATTAATGATAAGCAAATTCATGCATATTAGTACACGTAATTCCTTTATAAACACCTGTACCATTATATTCCGGACTTAATTTAATATAATCATTTGTTATATTATATGCTTCATTTGGAGGTACTCGTGGCAAAGTATTAAACAAAGTTATTGGATAATTACTAGGTTCATATAATTGTCTAGAATATCTGGACAATTGATAAAGTCCAGGATGTACTATGGGTTTATCATTATCATATACAATTTGTTTAGGAGTACAAATTTTAACTCCTCTAGGATCACTACCTACAAGTGTCGTATCGTAATTTGGATGACATTTACCCCATGGTTTTATATAATGATCAAAGATGCTATTAAATTTGGTATGTTCATTAGGTTTATAATTTCTTAGACGTTCTTGAATTTTAAAGCTTGATGTCATTTTAAGTTTATAAAAAAACTAATGAAGTGTATAAAATTAAAAAATTAACAAAGATATATTTAAATTATAAGAAAACTTCCAGTTAAAAAAAAATGTTATCATTAGTTGTATTAATTTGTGTTTTAAGTATTATTTTTGTATACTTATTTTATGAACATATGAAAGACTCTACTTTTCAAAATAAAGTCGAAACGTTTATGTCAAAACAAAATAAATGTTCAGATAATACTCATTGGGATAATAAGAAAAATAAAATGTATAATAATTGTTATTCATATGCATTTAAAGATATAGCGTCAAATGCAAAAGTTAAACCTCAACCTGGATTTAAAAATAAATATGAACCTTTAACGAAAGATCAATATACATGTTCAAATTTTATTGAAAGAATATTACAAGATTATCCCAATTCTCAATTTTTAGGAAATGATCCAGATATAGTCAATCAGAATCTATGTCAGTGTGGTGATATAAATCAACATTTAGTTTTTCTAGCATTAGATCTTGAAGATGAAGATCGTGATTATCATTTTTATAGACAAGATGAAAATGGTTTATGGACTCATAAACCAGGACCGATGGAAATACATTATACCGATGCAAAAAATAATTTTATAAATAATCCTTATTATGCAGATAGAAAATATTCAAATTATAATTATAGTACATCTTGTGGATTTTTCTGTGTGAAACTATAAGGATTCTTGAAAATTATAATTTCATGTATCATCTTAAAGAATTGAAATAATTTGTTAATGCTTGTATAGACATAGATTCTGTTATAACTTTTAATTCAGTCTCATAATTATCGCATATATGTTTTCCTAATATATATAACTGTTTTTCTTTTCCTAACATTTTATACATGTACCACAACGATTTAAAACTTTTATATTTAATTAAATCTAATAATAATTGATAATAATCTTTTGTTATATATGAATAAATATTTAATTTATCGGTATCTAATGATATACAAATTAAATTTGGATCATTCAAACATAGTTTATTAAATGAATCGTCAATAAATATTTTATTTTCTGAAATTGTAAAAATATAATAAAGTTTTGGATATATACCCAACATTTTAAAATTTAATATTGTTAATAAATCGAATAAAAATAAATAATTCATATTTTCTATCAATGTATAATTTGTAAGAATCTGTTTAATTAAATGTTTAAATTTATATCCAAGAATATATAAATTATTTATGTTTGTATTATTAAATGTTATAAATAATTTCGAATTATTAATCATAATTGATATTAAGATTAAAAAATTATTATCTACTAAATCGTTATCTTGTGAACACAATGTGTTAATAGAAATTTCTAAGTTTTCCATTTTAGTGATAATATTCATTAAAAATAAATAAAATTTATAATAAAATTAATAATGTGAACTAAAATGTTTTAAATAAACTCCAAAATATGAAAAAGCTTTATTACATTTAGGACATTTAAATTTTTTAAATAAGCTATAAGATTTACAATTTACTTTATGTGTTATAAACGAACTATTATTATTATATGTTCTACCACATTTACATTTAAAATTATCATTAGTATGTTTCGATAAATGGTTTAATATTTTATGCTTGTGTTTAGATATTTTTGGACAAACTGAACATTTATAAGTTAATTTATAACTTATATATAACTTATCATTGTTGTTAATTTTAGAAAATTTATATTTATCCAAATGAACATGACAGTGAAATTTTAATGTTTTTAACGTTTTACAAACTGTACTACAAAGTTTACATTTGTATAAGTAATTCATTATGAACTCATAATGAATAGACTTAAAATTAATAAATTTTTATGATATTGAAATTATATGATTTTTATCATGATTTGAAATTTCTGATAAGCTATCAAATGTTGTATCACAATCGAAACATTTTATTTCTGGTTTTCCATGTTTACATAGATGTTCATTAAATTTATCTTTATCAAATTCCAAGTAACAAATATAACACATTTGTTTATTTGAATGTGATATTTTCATATGTAAATTAAGCTGAGTTATATATATAAAACTATTATTACATTGTTTACATTTATATTTTTTATGTCCATCATGAATTTTAAGATGTCTTGTAAGATATCTTTTTTGTGTAAATATTTTAACACAAATTTCACAAACATATTTTTTGTGTATATTTAAAAAATGTTCTTTATATGAACATATACTTGAAAATCGTGTTTTACAATTATCACATTTATATTTTTTATAATTAACACTATTTTTATGAGACATTAAAGAAAATTTATATATAAATGTTTTATTACAAATTTTATCAGACTTATGTTTATAATCACAAATAAACGTTTTAATAATATGTGTTTTTAAATGAGATTTAATTGAATCATGATGAAAAAACTTTTTACAAACTATACATTCAATTTTTTGATTTACATGAGCATCCATATGATTTTTTAAATTTTTCCCATATACAAATTTTTGATCACAAATTATACATGTAAATACAGGATGTTTTAGTTCATATATCCGTATAGTATCTACTGATTTTTTAACTTCAGATTTGTCAAAAGAATCATCATTTGTTGTCATTTTTTTAATTATTTTTACTATAAATTAATAAATTTTAGTTTGCATTGTATTTGAAAATAAATTATAAATTCATAAGATTAATAATTAAATTTTGTAAATTGTATAAATTTTTACAGATTTTTAATTTACCTTCTTTATTTTTATCTTTTGTAACAACTTTAATTAAATCTGTTTCAAGTTCACTATAGATAATATTTGTACTATATTTTTCAGATTCCAATCCAAATGATTTTATAATTTCTGTAAATTCAGGCATTGGAACCAATATATTTTTAACTATTAAAGTTGCTAATTTTGAAAGATATTCTCCAAGTAATTGTTTTCTTTGATCTTTAGACATAGATTGACAATTGAGACCTTTTTTATTCTTTTCACCATCAATAAACTTTATTATATCTTTATCTACTTTAAGCCAGTAAGTAAAAGACTCAGGTGCTGTAGTAACCATTTTCTTCTGCATTTCAAGAACTGCAAGTTCTGATAAAATACCTGTACAATCTACCCATTTACCCTTTTTAAAACATCTTAGTCCTTCAATAGGAATAGATCTTTTTTTAGATGTATTTTTTTCAGTATGAAAATCGGATTTTATTTTATGAAACATAATAATTTCAGATATATTAAGTAAATCTTTATGTTCTTTATCTAAGTTTTTCATTTCAGATACTAGTAGAATATTATCTGATTCTGCTTCTTCAACTAAGAACTTTGTTAATTCATTAGATTCAGTAGTATATTTTTCAAATATAAAAAGTCTTGTAAATATTGATAACTTTTTATATGCTTCAACATTATGATTCATACTAAAGTTTTTAATGTTATATTCTAAGTCATTTTTCATCATATATGCTTCGTATACAGATTCTTTTGATACTTTTCCACTGAGAGTATTAAGTTCATAAGGTTTCAATTCACTAAGTTTACATCCATCAGTTTTTATATGAATATCTTTTGACAATATTATTGCATCATTTAATTCAATAATATAACACTGTATTCCATAACGATCTAAAAATTTAGTTTGATTTTGTATTAACTCATATATTAAATATAAAACTATAAGTAAAGGTTGTTTAAATAAATCGACTATTGTATAAACGTTTAGACACACAACACCTTGTTGAAAATAACATTGTAAGAAATTGAAAAAATCTGTTTTAAGATAATCTTCTATATAGAAATTAAATTGATTATTACTTTTTATTTGGTTAGGTTTTAATAATGGTGGACTTGGAAAATTATCTTCCGATCTTTGAAAATTACAAACTTTTGTATAATTTTCTTTAAAAAATTCTTTATGTTTATTCGAATGTATTAAGCTATCTAAAGACACCTGTGATACAATTGACAAAATTTGAGCATTTTTATTATCTTTAATCATTACATATCTAATACGTTTTTCAAAATATGGTTCGATTACCTTTTGGACTTGAACAGTAGTAGGTTGTAAAGTTTGTATTTGATCATTTGTTTCTTCATCTTCTTCTATATCTTCTTCGAGTTCTGTAATATCTTCATTACTTGAAAATGGAATTGAAATAAAATGTCTATATATTTTAACATAACTATCTTTTGGATCTTCAAAATTAGTTTTTCCTCTCATAATTCTATATTCAGCTTGTTCCATTATTGATGAATTCCATTGAAGTACACTATGTATTTGTCTACCATTAATAAGATTATATCCATAAGCCATCTTTTCAGATCCAAGTATTAAACGAAGATATTCACCATATCTATTTCTTGGATCCGAAAAAATTTTAACAATTTTATCTATATCATTAGAAGTTGTAGATCCAAAATTTGTTGATATAATTGCAAATCTTAATTCCTTTTTTTTAAAGTAAGACTCTTCATCACCAATATTTATAATTTGTTTAAAACCATATAATTTTAAAATAGCAGTAAATAATTTATTACCAATATGTTGAACTTTATCATTGAAGAAAAATACAGCTTCATTATGTACATTACAATCAATTTCAGATAGTTGATTATTTACATTAATACCAAAAATACCCATTTCATTAAGAATTGACCAATACAATATAGAATGTTCTGATAAAAATTCAGGATTACTAAAAAATTTTATCAATTTATCTTTTTTATTTTTATAAGTTATTTCGATATTTTCATTAAATGAAGTTGTAGAAGTACCAACAGTAACTAACATTTGATCTACACTAGTCAATGATTCTGGTAATACACACCAATAAAAGTTAGCTATTTTTTTTATTTGAAATTTATTATAAGATTCAATTATTTTAGTCAATTGATATTCTTTTGGACTATCTACAAATACTTTGAATGGACTTTTAGTACCATCTTTAAATATCCATTCTTCACCTTTATAAATTCTAACAAATTCTATTTTATTTCCGGATAAAGTAGTTACATAAATACTTGGCATATGAAATGTTGAAATATATCGCTCAAATCTTTTTTTTATTTCATCGTACATATTATAATTGTTATTAAGTATAAATTCTTTAGAAAGTTTTAACTTTTGAAGAGTAGTTAAAGATTCAATATTATCAGGAATAATATACTGATTAAATCTTCTTCCAGGTATTTGAAGAATTTCATCTGGTGTTAATTTATCCATAGAAATAACATTTTCAGTTTTAAAACATAATGGATCTAATTTATTACTTAATTCTGTTATTTTAGGATCTAATTTATTAAAAAATCCTTTAAATGTAAAATCATCGTTTGAATCTCCAAGATCTGCATAAATTAATAAATCGATAAGTTGAAATAATTTTGAATAATGATTTGTAATAGGAGTACCTGTTAATAAAACGACTTTAATGTTTGGATGTTTATGTAATTCTTTCATATATATACACATACTTTTATACAATAAGGGTTTAGATTGTTCATCTTTAGAATCTATTAATTTATCGAGATATATCATATGAGCTTCATCAATGAAAACCACTTTGACGTGTGTAAGACTTTTACTTTTAGCTTCATTGAATCTAGAATGTGTAGTATAAGTAACTTTATTTTTTAAATAATCAGATATTTTTATTTTTTCTATCTCTTCACATTTTAAATAATTTATACATTTTGCAATTTCATTTTTAAAATTTGATTTTTGAGATTCACTTGGTGTAAGTACAATAAATCTAGACATAGGATCATATTTCCAAAACTCATACATTGTTAAAAATACTGAACAAGTTTTACCACTACCCATAGTATGATTTACAAGTAAAGCTTTATAAGGTGTAACAGGAGATAAAAATCTAGCTACGAATAACTGATGGGGTTTAAAATTATCCTTTGTAGAATATATCGAATTAAATTCACCAAGTTTATATAATTCTTCACAATTGGGTATTTTTGGATAATTTGGAATCATATCTCCAAAAAAATCATACCAGTTGTTATACATTTCTATTTTAAAAAATGAATTTTAAAACCGATGAAAAGTTTATGAAATTAATTTTAAAAAAGTTTAAAATAAATATCTCCAATAAAATCAGTTTTCAAGATTTTAAAAATTTATATAATCGAGAACTCGATTATATTTTAGAAAAATTTTATTGTAATATACCTGTAATTTACAGGAAATATATTTTAATTGACAAAGACTCAATTACTAAATTTATTTATGATTTGTTATAAGCTTTTAAAATTAAAAACTTAAAATTTATAATATTTACATGTTTTGAAATTTATAATTACACATTTGTATAATATCTGTTTTTAAAGATACAGGTAACGGTAATTCTTCTACATATTTTCTCTCAACATGTCTGGATATTATATTTTTGCATAGATTAGATAATGAAGAAAAAAAAAATATATCAATGCGATAATTTATAATAAAATTACTAAAAAAAATATAAGAAAAAGTAAGTGAAATCTTTGACGAATCGATAATAACTGGACACTCTTTTTTTCTACATCGAAGAGATAACATTTCACATTTTAAAGAATAAGAAGTGTAAAACTTTGTTTTTCTAGTAAACCAATCTATAACTCCATTTTTATCAAATCGAATGGTATAATCTATTCTTGACATTTGATCTGGATTCAACATTGGCATAAATTCTTCATCATGATTCCAAAAAGTTTCTGTGATTTTAACTGTTATAAAATCTTTTCCTTCTCTATATGAAAAGTTTTTCGATTTGATTTTCAAAACTCTTTTTACATAGTCAAACTGACATTCAAGAATTTTATCGTTTAGTTTTACACAAGAAATGTTTTCAAATTGAACTGAATTCATTTTGTAAATATAATCGCAGATTAATATAATCGCAGATTAATATAATCTCAGATCACATGTAATCACAGATTAATAATTAATTGAACTAAAATAAATAAATTTTACTAAACTTTTTAAGTTATAAAAAGTTTTTAACAATCTAGAAAATTTGCAGCCATAAGTAATTCAAGTGCTATTTCAGGTTCAATTGTAAACTCTGGTATATCATTTGAACTATTGGTATACTTTGATTTATATGTAAAATACAAACATAACTTATCAAGTACATGACTTGGAATTTCTCTAAAATGTATAATATTAGTTTCATTATCATCACACATACCAGGACCACTTAACATAGCCTCTATTGTTTTGGATAAAAGTGCATATTCTCGTTTAATTATATATTCATGATCATCACTAGTTATAATTTTTATGTACATCGATTCAGATCCTTCACATGTTCCAACGAAGTTGTCATCAGCGAAGCTGGTTCCAACGAAGTTGTCATCAGCGAAGCTGGTTCCAACTAGTCTGTTGTCAAAGCCGGTTTCATATGTTTGATTGGAAGATATGTTTTTATCTACAATACCTTCATCAATAGGATTATCTATTTTATTACTAGATATACACTGTTGACTAGATTCACTCATTGTAAATATTTATAAAATTTACAATTAAATTCTTAAATTTTACTATTCTAAAAACTTTTTTGGAACTGGTAATTTCGAACGATCTTCTTCTTTAACAATTGAATAAATAACTCTTTTACACAGATTAAAGAGACTATATATTCCAAAAATTTCTATTATTAAACATTTAGAATATAATACATTTTTATAAAATATACTATAAGGATTTGTTACATTGCGTGATATACATATTTTAATTGATCTTGTTGTTTTTATTATTTGTAGGTTATAATCTCGACTCCATAAAGATTTTTGATGAGGAATTATAAAATTATTATATCCATTATTAAATTTTATATTTTTATTATAAGTACTGTTATATAATTTAATATATTTAATATTTAATATAAAATTACAATTATTTACAAAATTTATAAATATATTATTCTTTGTTTCATAATAATAGAAATTATTTGCGTTTATTCTTATAAAATTTTGACTTATTTCAAATTTAATTGAATCGATAGAATATGATGAGCAATGTTCAGTTATTCGAATATCTGTAATTTGATCAAAGAACATTTTATAAATAAGAAACTATGTTTTTTATTTACGAAGTGAATAAATCGAAGATTTTTTCTAGTCATAATATTAAATTTTAACAAAATTAAGTTCAAGATTAAAATTAAGTGTAAAGTCTTGACAAACATGTTCAATTTTAATTATTATACTATTTTGATCTTCTTTTAGTTTGGTAATTTTACTTGTTAAACCCATATAATAATGAGAACATGGTTCAGACCATGTATCAATTTCAGGACCACATTCACATGAAGAAATTCCAAAATATGTAGATTTTATAGCTCTATTATACATGAAATTATATTTTACATTAGGTAGATTTTCTCTAGGATATTCGTAGTTTATAAAAATACTATATTCATCGTCAACATATGAAAATGTTCCTATTTCAATATTATTTTTATCTTGTTGATTTGTAAACTTTAAATTTATAGTTTTTTCGAAATTGACTTGAGACATTATTATGAATATCTCTTTTAAATTATTTAAATTTTATCAATACATGTTTTGGTAGAGGTAATTTGTTTATGTTTTGTGTAGTATTCATTATAACTTGTTTGCATAAATCAAATAAAGTTGTTTTATATAAAAATATTATTTTAATTTTCTTAAATTTTAACGTTAAATATGAGATATTCTTTGTCATTTTAAAATTCATTGTTTCACAGCTAAAATCGAAAGCTATACATATATATTTATCTAATGAAAATATGTTTGTTTGATAATAACATTTATTTTTATGTTTTTTATATATTGTAAAAATATATTGATGTTCGTCTGTTGTTATTTTTATTTTAATATAATTACTATCTTCAGATAATATAAGTGCTGGTACTCCTAGCTTCGTAGACGGTACATCCGATATTATTATATATTTGTTATAATAGTTCAAATAATCTATACTATAGTTAATATTTTGTTCATTTACTGAAATAGCTGCTATTTTATCATAATTAATAAACATAGAGTTACAATATTTTATATTCAAAATTAAATTTTAATCGATTTTCTAAGTTTTTTTAGGTAGAGGTAATTTATCTATATCTTCCCTTTTAATATTATTTTTATAATTATTGTACATAAATTATATAGTGATTCCATATAATACAATTCAATTTTGAAGTTAAATTTATAGTTTGGAGATTGATCTGATAAAATGTTTGAAGATCTTCACTTGAAATATAATATTTCATCCATTATAACAATATTAAAAGTATTAAATTTTTAATAAACACTTTAAATATTTTGCTGGATAAATGGCTGATGTTATAACTGTTCCACTTAGAGCTTTTGAACAACCTGAATCTATAAATAAACAATTCCCATCTTTTAAAAATGATCACCTATTACTAGAACAAATGGATAATAAACTAAAAACTGGGACTGATGTTGTAATCAATAATGAACATGTTCCAGGAATAACACTAGATGATCTACGTGATAAAATAAGAACTATAGATAGACCTGAAAGTCGAAAAAGTTCAGAACATAGTTCAAGAAATCACAGTCAAAAAAACTCAGAACATGGTTCAAGAACATCATTACATGAGGATCAACAAAGTATTCAAGATATAGAAACTAGAAGTAAAGCTGAAAGTATAGGGTCAAATATTTTTACAGTTGACAAACCTGGATCCAGCTTTGCTGTCGACAACTTCGTTGGATCCAGCTTTGCTGTCAACGGCAGAGCCGGATCCAACGAAGTTGTCAACGGCAGAGCCGGATCCGAAAGAATGACGACTCTACGAGACGGATCCAGCTTTGCTGTCGACAGATCTGAAGGAATTCTAAGAGGATTCAATAGATCTAGTACTTCTGGATCTGGAATTCCTCAAGGATCCGAAAGAATGACGACTCTACGAGACGGATCCAGCTTTGCTGTCGACAACTTCGTTGGATCCAAAGAAGTTGTCAGTGGCAGAGCTGGATCCAACGAAGTTGTCAACGGCAGAGCCGGATCCGAAGGAATGACGCCTCTACGAGGAGGATCAAATTTACCGGGATTATCTAAAGCTGATTCAATAACTAACATGAGTATGATATCAGAACCAAAACCTATATTACGAAGAAGTTCTACTTTAGAAAATTTATCAGATTTACCTAAATCTATGTTACCAGATAATTTAAAACATGTAATTGATGATAAATCCCCAGAACCAGTTAGACATTTATCTGTCGGTTCAGATAAATCAGTAAGTGTAAAGGATTCATATAATTATTTTCCAGGAACTAGTAAATCATTGGAAAATGATAGAGAAGAAATTATGTGGAATTTACAACTTTTAAGAAAGTATAGTAATACCGATTTACAAATTCCAGATAGAATCGATTTAGAATTAAAATCGGTAAATGAATTAAAAAATATTCTTAAAAAAGTTAAACGTGAAGTTATACTTGAAAAAAATGTATCTTTTATGAATCATTTTTTAATTAATGCTCTTCGTATGATTGAGTTAGGAGGTACTCAGTTTTTATCTTTAAATTTATCAGGATTTGCAGATCATGAACGTACAACTCAAATGGATCAATATAGATCTGAACTTATAGAATTAAGTCAAAAAAGTTATGTTAATTGGGGAGAGAGTACACCTGTAGAACTTAGAATACTATTAATAATAGCGTCTCAAGTTGCAGCATATCTTCATTCTAATAATACAAAAGAAGATTTACATCCAACCAGTGGAGGAACTATGAGAGGTCCAGGTACAAGAAAACTTTAAGTTTCATAACCGTTAAGTATAAATATTAAAAAAAATTTATGGAAGATACTAAATTAATATTTAGATATATTAGAAAAAATAATTTAAAAAAAGTAAAACAATTGATTGAAAATGGATATCCAATAAATACTTGTGATTATTTTGGTGATACGGCTTTACATGTTGCTGCAGATGGTCATTTAGAAATTTGTGAATATTTAATAAATAAAAATGCAAAAGTTAATTTTCAAAATAAATATGGAAATACTCCATTACATGTTGCTGTAGAAGGTAACTATTATGATGTTTGTGAACTATTATTAAAAAATAATGCAAACATTGATTTAAAAAACTATCGTTGGGATAAAACTATGGAACTTACTAGAAATGTTGAAATTAGAAAATTGTTATCATTTTATGATAAAAATTCACCATATTTAAAAACAATCCGTATTAATAAAAAATTATAACATTTAAATTAGTGTTAATATATTTTAAACATTAAAATGGTAGATTAGAAATTTGTTATCTTAGAGAATCAATATAGAATTAAGTCAAAAAAGTTATGTTAATTGGGGAGAGAGTACACCTGTAGAACTTAGAATACTATTAATAATAGTGTCTCAAGTTGCAGCATATCTTCATTCTAATAATACAAAAGAAGATTTACATCCAACCAGTGGAGGAACTATGAGAGGTCCAGGTATCGTCTACAACGCTAAGGAGTACCGTCTACGACGCTAAGGAGTACAAGAAAATTTAAAAAGTTTATTAATAAAGAATACTAAATGGATTCAAATAATTTGTCAACATCACATATAGATCAAGAATTAGATATTATAATCGAATATGTTTCTTTTGGTCCAAATATTACAATACTTGATATCAAAGATAGTAAAATAATAAATAAAATTTTAAATGTTCATAATTTAACAGAATATTATGATTCTTATGATTTTCATTGTTATAATGACAGAGATACAGGTTACAAATTATCAGAAAAAGAAAAACAATTATTAAATGAAATAACTACTTCACGTATATTAACAGGTACTAAATTTAAATACTATGATGATTTTGATTCATTATTTAAAACATTTAGTAAATATTTTAAGCATCCATATTTTTACAGTCCGGGATATTTTGTTAGACTTAGTAGTAATTCTGCAAAACATGATTTTGAATTGTATCCTTTGTATAATCCAATACAAGTTCTAGATTATTTAACTAAAAGTAAGACTTTTTTAGACCAGGAATATACTAGAATTAAAGATACATATGTATTCTTTATTCCTTGGAATCCTAATATAACTAAACGTTCCGAATTTAGAATTTTTTATTATAATAAATTAACTGCAATTAGTCAACAGTATCATTATTTAGAATTTAATTATAATGATTCAGAGATAAAAATAATTGTAGAATCTATAAAAATATTGGTATTAAATACACAATTTCCATACAATATATTTGTAGCCGATATATGGATTGATTTTAATAATAAAATAGCTAATATTATTGAATATAATCCATGGGGATGTTCAGGATCTGCGTTATTTCATTATGTAGATGATTATGATTTACTTCATGGAATACCAAATGTAACTTCATTAAAATCTAAACCTATTCTACTAAGATTATTAAGAAAATAAATATTATAAATGGAACAACTTAAAGAACAACTTACTACATTGTTCTTTAAATTAAATCATAAAGGATATACTTCTGTTGTAATTGTTACTCTTGTTAAATTTCTAGAAGATTTAAAAAGTTCTGGAAATATTAAAAAAAGTTTAGAATATATCTTAGATAAATTAAGAAAAAATTTTCCTTCTGAAGAATTAAAACTTTCATTAAATAATACTATAGAATTTTTTGAAAAATGTATAGAAATATGTCAACAAATAGATTTTCAAGATTTCTTTAAAAATTTAGTAGATTCATTGGAAGAACTAACAGATACTATTACTTTTAATGAAAGCAATGATGTTAAAGATAATTTAATTTCAAATCATATTTTATTAATCTCTAAAAATTTTAGATAAAATACATACTGATTGACTAAATATAATGTTAAATCATAAAAATTAAATATTATGTCATATATTTAAATATATATGACGGTTTATTATTTCAAAATGTACAAGCTGATAGTTTTAATAATTTGTATTTATAGTTGTAATTCTTTAGATTGTTATGAAGACTCATTAGATGGTATTGAAATAATTATTTCAAATTGTACATTATGTATGACTACTTTTCCAGTTATAGATTTTAACAATGATGGTGTAGTAAACAATAGATTAACTATAGGATATAGAAATGGATTAAAATCAACGACTTTACTATATCAATGGGTTACTCCATTTATTAAAAATATACTTGATGGATTTCAAGGTCAATATAGTGAATTTGGAAGATTTTATACAAGACCATTTTTATGTGTTATGAATATAGCTAATCCTGAAATTGATGTACAAAATTCAATTAAATATAGATGTTTTTGTAAAACTAATCTATGTAATAAAGTTAAAAAATTTTTTAAATGGATAGAATTAACAAATGAAATGTAATAACAAAAAAATTTAGATTTTATATATAATCTGAATATTATTAATTATTAAGTATGGTACTTGTATTATTCTTTTGAAATTGCAACAGCTTTATACTGTTACAATGATCATAATAAGATTATTGAAGTAAAAAATCATACTACATAATACAAATTATAAAGATAATAAACCAATAATAGTTAAGTCAGAATTTAAACTTTGTTTCGTAAATCTTAAAATTCAAAGAACAGAAGAATTTCAAAATTTTTTAACTGTAGGTAAAAGAACTTGAATCGGCTTTGCCGCTGACAACTTCGTTGGAACCAGCAAAGCTGATGACAACTTCGTTGGAACTACTCAAAAGATAATATTAATATAGAAGATATTATCAAAATACTTGCATATAAAGATCAAAATGTACATACAATTTTTTTCTTCTTGATGCATATAATTTTAAACACTAATAGTGAATTTGTATTTTCTTGTTATTGTGATACAAACTATTGTAATATGTGAGATAATTTCAATGATTTTATTAAACATTTTGAATTTATGAGTAAAAAAAATAAAATATTTACGATTAAAAATTAATTAATCGTAAACAAAAACAAAAAAAATTTAATAAATACGTCAATTAAAAACAGTATTAACAATGAAATTTGAAATAGTTTTTATCCTCAATTGTATAAATTTAATTTATACTTTGAACTGTGTACAAGATGAATATAATGAAGCAACAAAAAAACTTACAACTATTATTACAAATACAAGTCTTGGTATTGTAGATAAAGAAGACGGAATTTCCTTAGTAAGTCAAGCTGTCAAACTATGTGCAAATTCATATGTTATTAAACGAGCTTCATATAGCGATGATAATTATTACATATTATCACCTGGAAATAGATATGGAATTACTGAAAGTGTACTAGATTATGATCAAATTAATGATATTTTAAAATTATTAACTAAACATGATTTTCATTTTAATGAACATAATAGTGATTCTATTACAAATAATGTATATGATATAAAAGTAATTTGTTTGATAGATAAATATCATATAAACAATCATAATAAAGAATATGTTTTTATTTGTTATTGTAATAAAGATATATGTAACAAACATAAAAAATTTAAAGATATAATCAAGTATATTGAATACTTGTAAAAAAATTAAAGATATACTTGATTATATAATCAAGTATATTGAATACTTGTAAAAAAATTAAAGATATACTTGATTATATAATCAAGTATATTGAATACTTTGTAAAAAAATTAAAATATTCTATTAAAAAATGTATCTTATATTACACATTAGGAATAGATTAAATCTGTAAACTTAGGTATGAATTTTCAAAATTATATGTGTTTAATTTTATTTTCACTTATTAATGTTATATTGTCTTTATATTGTTACAATGATGAATATAATAAAAATACTGGTAAATATGATACGACAGTAACAAATTCTACTAGACATCTTAGTATTACTTCAATTGGACGTGAGTATATAAATATATATAATAAATTGTGTAGTACTTCATTTAAAATTAGGAAAGATGGATTAACATATGAAGATCTATCTTATAAATTACAACGCGGTGTTCGTTTTGGAATTAATGAAGAAATACTTACTATAGAACACGTTACCAATATTGTCTCTATATTACGTGATCATGATAATCTCGGAGGGTCAGGTATTTATGATATAAATAGTATTTGTTTGTTAGATAAATATCATTTTATACATATGAGTTTAGATTTTTATTTTGTATGTTATTGTGATAAAGATTATTGTAATAGGTATATAAATTTCACTGATATCATTAAATATGTTGAACATTTAAGCGTTTAAACTTAACAAATAAATTTACGATTATAATATAATCGTAAAAAATTTAAGTAATGAATATATAATGTTACTGTACTCCTTAGCTTCGTAGACGATACTTAAACAGTTTAAAAAATCTCAAAATGTATAATCTTATAATTGTGTTCTTACTCTCAATAAATATTGTTAATTCATTAGATTGTATACATGATGAATATGATCATATCCAAAAAACTAAACGTACATATGTAGCAAGTTTTATAACATATAAAGTAAATACTGAACCACTTGGAGTACATAAATGGAAAACTAAACCTAATATGTTATGTTCAACTTCTTTTAATCTTAATTCTAATAATGAAAGTATATTTACTTTATCTCCAGGTTTTAGATCTGGAGTTAATGATCAAAATATTGATGAATGGACATTAGATGAACTTATGGGTTTACTTCAAAATCATGATTATATTGGAGTAGAGGATCCTAAGATGTCTTATGCACCAGGTTATGATGGGTTATATGATATTAAAATTGTTTGTAAATTTGAACATTTAAGATTTGATTCAGATTTTTATAATTTTATGTGTTATTGTGATACAAATTATTGTAATAAGTTTATAAATTTTAATGATATAATTAAACATATTTCAAAAATCAAGTAATCTTTTCTATATAATTTAACTATATAGAAATATTTTAATAATATAATTTAACTATATAGAAATATTTTAATAATATAATTTAACTATATAGAAATATTTTAATAATATAATTTAACTATATAGAAATATTTTAATAATATAATTTAACTATATAGAAATATTTTAATAATATAATTTAACTATATAGAAATATTTTAATAATATAATTTAACTATATAGAAATATTTTAATAATATAATTTAACTATATAGAAATATTTTAATAATATAATTTAACTATATAGAAATATTTCAAAAATCAAATAATCTTTTTCTATATAATTAACTATATAGAAATATTTTAAAAAAATATGTTTATTTTTTACATTTACTATTTCTTTTTTGTGTACGCATCAGACTTTTTTCATATTCGGCTTGTCTTTCAAGATCTTGAACTTGTTTTTTAAATCGATCAAGTTCTCTCTTTTCATTGCGAACTTTGAATGCATTTGCATTAGGATAAGTTTCACATCCGTAACTACAGATACATAGAATACAAGTGCTTTCACCTGGTTTACATCTACATGTAAAATCACATGTTATACATCTACAACATACAAAATTGTGCTCGTAACATTGAATTAGTTCACAATAATCTTTTGAACATCCACATAGTGGACATCTAAAAAATGATGAGCAGTATGGTTTATATTCATTATCTTCGTTTACATTTTTTGAAACGATTAGTTTTTTATTGGTCATTGTAAATTATCAATATCAATTTTATCAGGAAAATCTAAATTTTTAAAGAATAATTTAAATATAATCTTATACTTTTTAATTTTATGAAATAATGGCTATGTCAGCCGATGAAGAAATGAAAATTCTTGATTCTGTATTTGCTAAACCAAAAAAAATAGAATGTCCTGAAACATATTTTGTATTTAAGATCGATGAAAATCAACAAGAATATATTCAACATTTTGAATTTATACCTAATTTATATAATAAACTTTTCAGTAAAAATCTTGTAAAATATCATATTTGTTATATTCATGATGTAGATAATTTTTTAAATTTATATACAAGTCAAGATATAAAAATATATATTCAAGGAAAAACAATTGCACCATTATACAAAAATATTTACGCATATACCATGTTTAATATTCCTATCGATTGGTCATCTTTTTTTATATTAACAAGTGGATTTTTACAAATCATAGGAAAATATCTAGAACAAACTGATAAAATTGTACCAAGTTTTACCGATGTATTTAGAATTTTTCATTTAATAAAACCAGAAGAAATTAAAGTTGTAATACTTGGTCAAGATCCTTACCCGAATAAAAATGCTGATGGTATTGCTTTTTCAAGTAGAACAGAAATTCAACCATCTTTGAAGAATATATTTATAGAATTGGAAAATGAAGGTTTTAATGTAGAGAAAAATTCCGATTTAACCAGATGGGTTAAAAGAGGTATTTTTCTAGTTAATACAGCTTTTACAACAGAAGAACAAAGTAAAGTTGATTATCCTCATGCTAAAATATGGGCAAGTTTTACAGAATGTCTTTTACAATATATAAATCATACAAGTCATCCTCATGTTATTTTATTTGGACTTAAAGCAAAAAAATATAAGAAATATTTTGATAGTGATAAAGTTCATATTCATGTTCATCCATCACCTTTATCCGCTCATACAGGATTTTTTGGATGTAATGTTTTTAAAAATATAAATGAAAAAATTGATATTAATTGGTATTAATATTTTTTCTTATTATTAAACTTAATAAGAAATAAAAAGTTAGATGAATTTATTAAATATTGTTCTTAGAAATTAAAAAATTTAACCGAAGTTAGCTTGAATCTTGTTCATCTTCTAAAAATGGTAAAGTTTCGTTTGAATCATTTTTATCATTCATTATACAACCATGATTAATACAATATTCATGATCTAATGTTTCAGAATAATTTTTCAACCAATCTGATGTAAGTTTTATAAATTTAAAAATACAATCGTCACATAGATTAAATGATTGTGGAATAATAAATTCACCTGAAGAAAATATAGAACATCTTCTTAGATAAATAGGATTTTGACATTTAATACAATTTTCATTATTTATGGATTCTGAAATAAATTCTTTAAAATATTGTATCCATGTAATTCTACAAGATTTACATATTGGACCTATTTCACTTGTTTTAGGTTCAACCACATTACCACCATAAATATTTTTATAAATTATACTACAGGTATCTTCACATTCATGTAAACATCTAAAACAAATATTATATTTAATTTTAGAAGTTTCATGTTTAGGAATATCAGAAACTTCGATTGAATTTGTCATTATTAAAAACCTATAATATTTATTATCAAAATACAAAAATATAAATTTTAGTAAAGTCAAAAATTTTTAAAAGTTAAATTTATCAATTATTTATATAATATTAATTGATAAATTGAACTTTTACTTAATATTATTGAAATTTATTTACAAGTACATTTAGAAAACTTACTACATTTGGTACAATAATGATTTATTCTGTGATTGTATTGTTTATTTATATCATCATTTACACATTTACATTCATTTTGACCATTACACCAAGGATGAAAATGTTTACATAATATTGCTTTCTTTTTGCAGGTTATAAAATTAACGCATTTATTTTCTGGATGATAATCTTTACACAAATTACCAAGAGGACATTCATTATATCCATTATATTTAAAAAAACATTGTTTTAAGATATCATTATCAACAATTTTTGGGTTTTGTACCCATCGATTATCATAATCGCTACAATTATGAATAATCTTTTTATCATTTCTTTCAATTTCTTCAGATTCTTGATATTCATTTCTTAATTTATTAACATTAGGATTTATTGATATTTTTAATTGAGAATTTTCAAATTCATAAGATTCTAATAAACTTTCATAAGAAGTTATTTTTTGTTGTAAAACTAGATTTGTATTTATATATGAAGCAAGTTGTACTTCACGTTCTAATGCTTGTTTTTTAAGTAAATCGAGCTGGTCTTGATATTCATTTCTTAATTTATCAATTTGTTTATTATATTGATCTTTCATATAAGTACACAATGTATCAAACATAGGTAAAAGTTCTGCTTCTTCCGATTTAAAATGTTTTGATAATCTACGTCTTCTATTTCTAATTGATGTTTTAAAACTTTCACTAATATTGTGTATTTTTAATAGATCATCTACATCTATTTTAATTGAAGTAGGTTGTGTTTGTTGTATCTCATTTTTAAATACTTCAGACATTATCAATGAAATATACTTTAAATTCAGCATAAATAAAATAAAATTTCCTATATTTATAACTATAGGAAAGTGATTAAAAAGTTACTCATGAAGTTATGTTTTGTTGATCTATAAAATTCAAAAATGATATTTCTGCTATGCTGTTTATATATAAATGAATAAATATATCAATGTTATGATTACTTATAAGCACTATTTCATCAAGTTGTTTCTGTATTTCTTGTAGAAGTTCATTTACTTGATTATAATTTTCGTTTATAATTTTATACACTGGATCTTCTTCTAACAAAATATAATTTTGATGATGTAAATTTTCAAATATTTGTATTTGTTGTTTAGTTTTAGACAATAATAAATTTATTTGTTCATTATTATCATTTAAACTTTTAAAATCACTATTTAATTTATCATGTTCTAATCGTAATTTATTTAATATATTTACTGGATAATATAATTGTTTTTCAAGTGATTTAAAGTCTTCATTTAATATTTTATTTTGTTCTTCTAAAGATTTCATCTTATTTTCCAATTTTATATATTTGTTATTTAGTGCAATCTTATCTTGTCTAAAATTTTCATTTTCTTTGATGACAACTAAATAGTTTTTTAGTTCTTGATCACGAGTTAATAGTAAATTATTATATTGTATTTGTAATTCATTATTTTGAATAGTTAATTCATTACTATAATTTCTAAGAGATGTAGTGGATTTTTCAACTTCTCGAGAAACATTGGCCAATTGATCTACAATACTTTTATTTATTTTTTTAAGTCTAATAATTTCATCTTCAGATGTTTTAACTTGTTTTTTAAGTTCGTCAATAGTTTCAGTAAGTAGGTTCTTAGTTTCCAATAGAGAATCATCGACTAATTTTTCATGTCTAAGAGTTTCATTCTCTTTATATAACTTATTAGTAGTAGATTCAACTGTTTCTAATTCCGATTGTAATGTATCAAGTTCTGTAAGATAATATTTAATTACTTCCTGTATAAATTCGTTAAATCTATTTTCAAGACATTTATTTCGTAATTGAATGTTAGTTGAATTAGATAAATTTCGTATAATGTTTAAAAAACTTGATACTTTTTCATCTATAAACGGTTCTAACACAACTGTTATAGGAGATGATATAGCTTTTGAATCCATAACAATAAGAGTTATGGATTGAAAAATATAATTAAATTTTTTGTACTCCTTAGCGTCGTAGGCGGTACTCCTAGCGTCGTAGGCGGTACTCCTAGCGTCGTAGACGGTAACAATATTAAATTTGTTGATGTTTAAGTATTTTTTTTGAATAGATTTTTATATCTTCTCCAATACAAATCATATTATCTGGTACTTTTTTATCTTCACATATAGTTTTCATTGAATTCTGCAATTTCATATCAATACCATAATGTGTAGAATATTCTACAACTAAAATCTTATACAAAGTCTTCAAATAAATATTCTGTATTATTTACATTTTGTATTTTTCTCTAAAAAAATAAAATATCAATAAAAATGTCTATTACTTTATAATTTCAATTAACATAAAAATATATATAAACTTTCTATACAATAATAACCCATTAAAATATAAAATAAATTTAAAATTATAAACGATCTTGAGGTTCAACATATTTCATTTTAATATTTTTAAATATGTCTTGTTCACTATTTGCTTTAAATATTTTATTTTTATATTTAAGTTCATATTCATTCAATTTGTATCCTTTAGATTTTAATTTACTTCGTATATTTTTATTAAATTCTTTTGAACCAGTTAAATAAAAAACAGTATACCAATAATTTATATAATTTACGACTCTTATATCTATTCTTCTATATATAACTTTAATTTTAATTAATCCCATAAGTTTAGTTTTACCATGAGATAATATGATTAATTCATATTGTTTTAAAATGAATATTACTATATTCATTAGTTCTATTAAATTGATATCATGTTTATATGATATAACAACATCTATATCATTTGAATAGTCTAATTTACGTCTATAACTTCCACATATTTTAAAAATAATACCTGTATTTTTCAATATATTTTTAAGATCATTATTAAATATATCAATTTCACTTCTAGGTATTTTTTGTTTAATATCATTATAATATTTTATTCCAAGTTGTTGCTGTTTAGTCAATTTTAATTTCCCTTCAAGTAACTTTTTTGCATTTTTTTTCCCCATAGAAAATATTTTTACTATATTTAATATATCTGTCAAATTTTTATCTTTACGATATTCTTCTAATATTGATATTTTACCTGTTTTTAAAAATTCATCAATTTTCATTATAGTTTTCTTACCAATACCTGGTAAATTTTTTATTTGATCTGTATTTGTTATTACTTTTGGATAATATTTCAATACATTTATTATTTTTTGATAAGCAGAATATTTATATTCATTATTAAAATATTCATAATCTTTTAAATCTATCAATTCATCAAGTAATTCTTTATTTAACATTTTATATTGTTTTAAAAATCTTTGATTTTTAAATTGATAATACTTTTTTTAAAGTTTTTGTAAATTTATTACTTAAAAAAGAATAATTGACGAAAATATTAAGACTATTATGGATAATATTAATTTACTATTATACAGAATAAACTAATGATAGAACACATAATATTAATTTACTATTATACAGAATAAACCAGATGAACGGTTTAATGATTCTCAAATTTAAAAGTTGTACTCCTAGCGTCGTAGACGGTACTCCTAGCGTCGTAGACGGTACAAAACTATTAGTTGATCAATTTATAAAAATAACTGAATATTTTTATCTAATATCTCTTGTAAAGTTGAAGGATCTTGTGATTGTAAAGCTGATAAAAGTTTTAATTTATTATTAAAGTATTTTCCATACCAAATACTTGCTAAATGTCTTGAATTTTTAATATCAGTATGTACTTTCAAAAATTTTCTGTTATTATCCATAAATTCTAATTTATTACATTTTTTAAATGTTTCATTTGCTTTATTTACATAAAGATCTTTGTTTTCTTTCACAAATTTTTTAAGTTTAGACTCATGTTCGGATATAGGTAATTTCATAATTTTCGTATATGGATCTATTAATTCTTTAAAAAAGTATCTTATTTTTCTGAGACTTATATTTGAAAATAGTGTATATTTAATTATTTTTTTAAAATAATCTGGGTTTCCCTGAATAAATTGAAAATAATGAATATTATTTGTAAAATCTTCAAATCTTTCATTATATAAAAATACAGTAAATGGTCTATTTAATATATCATCAAAAAAGTTAACTGCCTCACTTTCATATATATTTTGAAATACACTAAATATATGATTAATACCATTACTAGATTTTTGTCCAAGTATTAAAGGAGCACCATATAAAATATAATTATCAGTTCTACCAAGTAAAAATCTTAAAAATCTTAATCGTCTACTAGCAAGATATATAAAATCGTCACAAAAGTCATATAGCTGTTGAGTATATTCTGTAATAAAAATATTTTTAGGAAGTATTATATGACTTTCATCATCTACACTATTATCATGAGTAAAATCTGAAACATACATTATTCTTGCTGTATACTTTACTTTTTTTTCAATTTCAACTAGTTCGTCTACAACTCTAATATTATTAATTTTTAATCTATGAAAATTTAGTTTTGTTTTATCTTGAGGTATTTTGTTATAATCAAATAAAGGAAAAATAATATGAAAACCTTTATAACAATACTTCAATAAACGTCTTTCATAATTTACTGGATTTTTACAATTATCAACTATATTATAGCCCGTTTCCAAGGAAAATTTTCCTAAATTTGTAACGTATACATCAACTCCATCAAATCCTACAGAACATGAACCATGATCAAACGAATATAAAATTTCTGATTTTGTATTATATAATCTTAAAATTATTTGGAATTTATCTACACTTATAGAATATCTTCCTCTTTGAAGGTTTGGTCGTTTAGGTCGATTACGATAAGCTTGATATTGTTCACTACGTGTTTGAACAATTTGTTGTTGAGCTTGAGTTACAGCAAGTTGTAAAGCTGGAATAGCTTGCATTTGACCATTTTGAACAGCTGCATTTAAATTATTTTGAGCTTCTGTAAATCGATTAGTATCATCAATATGTCTTTGATTAAGTGCAATCATTTGATTTGTCCAATCCTCAAATACGGTATTATAATTAGTTAGTACAAAATTAAATATATCAAGTAAAACTAGTTTTATTTTTTCAGTCGCTTCTTCTTTATTTAATCCATATACGAATATATCAATATCTTTTATATTATCTTCGTCACCAATAATAATATCTGTTAAACAACCTCCAGCAATAAAAAGATTATTATAATTTAGATTTTGTAAAACTGGATACCTTTGAAATAGTACATTTCTAATGTCAGATGATGTATTTCGTTTAATATATGCAGATTTATTTCTATTTTTTAATTGTACTACATTTCTTAATTCTATAGGTTTTTTTGTACAACCATCAAATTTCATTATGAAATCACTATCTCTAAGAATATGTACATTATCTTCTTTATGATTTATAAATCTTCTATCTATAACCATTGTTAAAATAATATCATTTGCAACATATATTTTTCTATTTAAAAACTTGATTTTATCTGCTATATCAAATTTTGGACTATATTGTAGTTTTTTCTCAGCTTCTTTTATACGCATAAGTTCTAAATTTTTACGTTCTTGAGTCAATGCAGCTAATTTAGGTCGTGGATTTCTAATATTCATTTTTATTATAAAAAATATTTAATTTATAAAATGAATTTAGTTAGTGGATATCTAATATTCATTTTTATTATAAAAAATATTTAATTTATCACTTTTAAACATATCTTTGCCAATTGATCAGCTTTTTCATTACCATAAATTTTTGAATGTCCCTTTACATGTTTAAGTTGTATATTAAATCCTGTTGATAATAATTCTTTGTACAATTTATCAACTTCTAAAATTAAATGTATATTTGGTCTAGAACAATTATCTTTCCATTTTTGTAACCATTTAGTTATAGTCATATGAACATATCTACTATCTGTATAAATTGTAGCATTTTTAATGTTATTATCCTTACATAATTTTAATGCGTATAATACTGCATTTAATTCAGCTATATTATTTGTTAAATTTGTACCATCTAATTCTTTACTCAAGTTTAATGGATGATTATCACCAAAAAATATACCAATACCTGCTTTTGATTTTGTTGTACCGTTACCTGTACATGCTCCATCTACGTATATATCCATTTAAGGTTAAAAAATAAACACTTAAAATAATTTTTTAAGTGTATTTATCATAAAATTTAAAATAGATAATAAATATTCACATTTTATATTACGTTATGGCAGATAAAACTACAAATGGTGAAGTTAATATTGTTTGGCATGGACGTTTTGGACCTACTTTATCTAAACATGGTCATCGTATTGATGAACTAATTAGTGGTCTACAAAAATATATTAGAAGAAATAATCCTAAAGCTATATTTTGTCTTAATGAATTACTTGAAATAGCTACTGTTTGTAAACAACCAAGATTAATAACAAATGTAAAAAATCGTTTAAGAATAATCGGATGTGAAGATATGTCATTTACTGAAGCAGGTGTAAGGCTTGAATTAGAAAACTTAATAAACGATGATAAACTCGAAGATGCAGTATATCTACTAATGGAAAGTAAAAAATTACGATTTCCGAGTGATATAAAAGCATATTGGTACGATCATAATTATTGTGGCATGATAACAGATGAAATGTATAAACAATATCTAGATAGATTTAAATATCTATTCAATAGAAAGGATGAAGAATGTTTTGGATTTGTATTAACAATTATTTTTAGTAATTTAAAATTGGATGATTTATATAAGTTTTTACATGAATGTTCTAATAATGATCTTCTCGATAAAGAATTAGATCTTTTATCAACTTATGCTAAAACTAAACGAAAAGAACAATGGGTATTTACAATAGTAGCAGTTTTAATTGTTTTTCATAAACACAGATTAAATTGGTATGTTCCAACGAAGTTGTCATCAGCGAAGCTGGTTCCAACAGAGTTGTCAGAGGCAAAGCCGGTTCCAACGAAGTTGTCATCAGCGAAGCTGGTTCCAGTAATAACCATTAAAAATATAACAAATGATTATACATTAGACGATTTTGTTAAAGACAAACATACTTTTACTGGAAATCAAAGTACTCAATATTTTGCAGAGCAAGGAGCATTTGTTGAAAACGAAGATATAGATTTCAAAAATAATATGTACAGAGAAATGTATTTATTTATGAGAAGCGATAAACAGAAAGAATCTGAAATATTTGATTTTATTGTAAGAGCACAATTGGTTACCGCACAATATAAAACGGATACATATTTTGCAAAACTTAAATGTGATATTGGTGATTATAAACAAGGACAATTGGTATTTGTTAAAGGACCCTTTTTCAGATTCGATGATGAATTTTTTAAAATACAAACTATAAAAAAAAAATCTGGATTAAATGTTCTAAATTATAAAAAAATTATATGTATACCCGATCTTCTCACATCACCAATGGGTTTAAGAAATAATTATAATGTATTAGTTTCAGCTTCACCAGCTTCGCTGTCGACAACTTCGTTGGGTCCAAGAAAAGCTTGTTATTTTATATTTTGTGAGAGTTTATATAGTGACATACCAACAAAAATGAAAAAATCTACAAAATGGCCTGAAACATCTATAGCAAAATTACCAGAATTTAGTCTTTCAAGTAAAAAAACAGCAGGATTACAACAAATTAATGAATATGTAAATCAAATCGAAATTGAATATGCAAATCAAATCGAAATTGAATATGCTAAAAATGTTGCATTTAGATACATTTTTGGAATGAATGATTTAACAAAAAGAAACTTTATACTTGTTAAAAATAAAATATATTCAGTCGATGAAGACGTATTATATAGAGACTTTGATCTTATTGGTTCTTTACGTTCTTTGAATTTTTTAAACATTGTTGAAAAACATAAATTCATTTTATACGATTTCATTAAAAATATAAATTATTCGAGTCTAAATGAAGAACATTCAAAATTTGTTTCTGAAAGAATTACAAAATTTCCAACTTATTTTGAACCTGTTACTGTTTAAGATTACAAATTATTATGAAATTTTTCATTATAGTATAATTTAAGAACTTTTATTTTATAGTTCAGTATAACTTTAAAAATCAAAAAAAATTCTTTTAATAGTTAAAAGAAAATATCAATAATATTAATACACTGTTACAATTTAGTAACTTAAAAATCAAATATTTTTTTTAAAAATATATTTATGCCCAATAAAGAGTTCCAGATCCATTAGTATGTAACGTTTGACCGGCTGTTCCCGTACTTGTTGGAAAAGTCATTCCGTTTATACTAAGTCCATTTGTAATAGTAGCACTTACAGATACATTAAATATACCTCCGGTAAAAGTTGCTCCGTTTGTAAATGTTGCTAATCCTCCATGACTTGTTGTATTACTAAAAATAAATGGAGCCTCAGATACAATATTTGGAGAAAAAAATGCAAGTTGACTATCTGTTATTTGATAAGGAGCTGTAGAATTATTAAATAATGGGAAAACACTTGAAAAAATAGTTCCAGTTGCAACTACATTTCCTACAGTATTTAAAGAAAGATTTCCAGATCCATCTGTAGTAATGGCTTGACCTGCTGTACCATCAACATTTGGATATGTCAGTGCACCAGTTTTAATTGTACCTGCCGTAGTGATATTACCCGAACTTATTGATACGGAGGATGGAACTAAAGCTGTAGTACTTGTATTATTTATAACAGGTATTTCATTAACTACTGATGTACCAGAACCAGTAACATTACCACCTCCGGTGACTGTTTGAAAAGATGTTACTCCTGAACCATTTGTAGTCAAAACTTGACCAGATGTACCATCGGTAGAAGTGTACGTTACTGCTCCTGCTTTAACTGTTCCAGGTGCTACTAAATT